CTCATGTTGTCTCTGCTATGTCTAATCTCTATCCTAGAAAACTTCCAGATGCTATTCTCAAACAGGTTCGTAATCCTAATATGTCCGACAAGGCTCGAGAAGTTCTTATTCATACTAATCTTGCTCTTGATATGATGTACAGAGCTATGAAGGTTTTTGAATTTCGTACTCATGACTCTTCCCTTGATTCTTCTCGTTTTGAAAAGATTTATCTTGCTGCAAGCGATGGTTTAAAATCTGGCGATACTCGTGAAGTTTTTCATGAAGGTATCTCTATCAAAATTAGTCCTAATGGAAAAAAATAGAGCAGTTTGAGGCAAATACTAGTATGCTTATTTGGTGTTTGAGGAATAATATTCGTCCTGAGGTTCTTTTTAATCTTCAGCCAAAAAATGAACTTTACTATGAGCAAGAGAAACAAATTGATCCTATACTTTGGGCTCTTTTCCTAAAAAAACTTCGTATTTTCGTTATACCTTCTGGTATATTTAATATTATGGAAAATCTTATATCGAAAACTCGTATGTTGCTTGAAACAGGGTGGGTTATACAGATTAGACATAAATGGCCCCGTGGTGGTTTTGATCGTTTAGCTCGCTGTCTCGGTATTACTTTTGGAAAAAATGAATGGTCACCGATAATATGTGAAGGAGATTATAAAGCCTTGGATGTTACTATAAGAGAGCTCCTTACCAATCTTTACTTTAGCATGTCTCTTGTTCATGAACGAAAAGGTACACCTGAATATGCTCTTAAAGAGAAAATTCTTAAGTGGGTAATTGAGATTCAAGCTGTTAGGATAGAACGTCTCTTTGCCGACATATTTGCCTCTCATGAAGGTGGGGTTCCTAGTGGTATGTTAAATACCTCTCATTGTGATAGTTGGGTTACTGCCCTTCTTTTTTTTCTCTTTGCGGCATGGACAATTTCTAATGCCCCTTCTCAGTACAAAGTTCGACTTGAAGAAATTTCTCTTATGTTGCTGTTTTTCATCTGCTATGGTGATGATTTATTATATAACATGAGTGGTGATCCTTTAGGCCAATTACATTTTAATATTTACCGTTTTTCAGCTTTTCTTAAGGATTATTTTGATATGGATCTTCGTGACCATAAGAATGGTATTCCTTTTATGTCCAAGGTTTTCCAGGGATGGCTTTCGAAGAAAGGTGCTACATTTTTAAGACACCATGCTGTGGAAAATCCAGTAAAAGGGGATGGTCAATCCATTTCTCTTCCGTTTAGAGAATCGCGTGAAATAATGCCTAGAGTAATATGGGGTCGTGAAGTTAAGATAAGAGATCCTATTGATATTATGATGTCCTGTATTGGTCATGCTTGGGGTACTTATGGTTCTAACAAAGATGCATATGATCGTATTAAAGGT